TACCAGGCTAACACCAGCGCACCGGATCGCTTACACCGGACCGCACACCAGCACCCGGGACGCTTTGCAACTTGTGCAACTATTGAGCAACCTGGAACGCACCCACCGCGCCAACACTGACCATAAGAAAACGCCCGGCGGGTAGTACCGGGCGCCCACTGTTTAGTGGTACTTATATGCGTAAATATTATAACCCAATATTGAAGTACCTTTCAAATAACACCTTTTCGGTGTAACCTTCAAAATATACCCGTTTGTTTAAGTGGGCCAGCCATAATATGTAATAGTCTTTACGCCATTTCTTAAGGCTTACCGTATCGGCGTCATAAACAGCGCTAAAGCTTCCGTGATTATGCGGTGAAATATAATAGTCGCGCCGGTCTTTGTGCTGGTATATGAACAGTTCACCAACATTGACCAGGGGTTTATATTCCTTAAATGAACGCGTTTCAACGTTGGTTAAATCGTTAGCGCTGAACCGGTTATTAATTGCCATGTCAGCGAACGAACCGGAACCCACGGCCCTATATAAAGCCGTTTGCGCCTTCTTCTGACTGATTGGCGTTAATGACATTAATATTAATGTTATGTCGCGCGCTTCCAGGTTCAGCACGCTTTGACCTTTGCGCGCCATGTTTTCCAGATCATGTACAAGCTTAAAGGCTAATATAACCGGTACGGCCATATCATTAGAATTGGCCATTAGCAACGCTTTTAAAGGCGCTTTGCCGGACAATTCACGGTTTCTGTTTATAGTTTCATAGGCGTTAAAAAAGGCGCTGTCTTCGGCTTTTATGCGCCTTTCATGGGCTTCGCCTTCGAATTCGTCAAATATTAATACATCTATGTCTGACATATCAAAGCCTCTTACGTTGGACACCGTCGAAAGCGCCAGCATATAGCCAATAGGTGAACCGGCGGGCTTTCCTTCGTCGTCTGACAGATAAACGCCGGTTATTTCCTTTCTGACAGGCTTAACCGTGATTGCTTCGTCAATGCTTTTAAACGGGTTAGTATCGTCAATGCTTATTAAGTTCAATTGTGTTTGTGTTCTTCTCATATAAATAAATTTAATGTGGTTTCTATAGCAATATTCCAGAGCGCCCCACGTCTTACCGGTACCACGGGCGCCAAAAATAAAAGTAAACGTGTTACCCTTTTCAATGATCGCGGACATATTTATATAGCCATTCGGTAATAAAAGATCGTCATTGGTTAACATATGATCACCCCTTCACCTTCATTATAACGGCTTTCGGGCATAATAAAAAGCGCCCGGGCTATGGCGCTTTATTGGGTCTTACTTCTTGCCCTTACGGTTGTACTTTTTGTTGTTGACCGGCTTTTCGTCTTCTTCGTCTTCGTCGTCTTTGCTTTCATCTTCGTCAGCCGGCGCGTTCTGTTTGCCTAACAGCTGTAAACCGGTGACCAATACTTCATAGCTATAGATCATTTCGCCGTCCTTTTCATAGTTATTAGCAACGATCTTACCTTCTACTGCTATTAACTGACCTTTAGCGGTATAGTTTTCTATCGTATTGGCCAATGTGTTCCAGGCTTTACAGCTGATAAACTGCGCGACCTTGTCACCGTTCTGATCTATGCCGTCGTCACATGCCAGGGTGAAGCGTGCAAGCTTCCAACTGTCTTTATTCTTCTTTTCGCTTTTAGTAATTTTTGCGTCTTTGGTAAGACGGCCAATAAGTGATACATGATTAGTTAACATTTCTTATACCTTCCTTTTCCTTAATCAATTAATCTGTATACGTCAGCCGTGGCCCGTTTCGGCTGTTCGTAATAACCTTCAATGTCGTGATCAGCGTATTTTATTTCATAAGCGCGTTCGAGTACACGCTTATATTCGCCGGCAATGCCTAATGTATATTCACTGTCACGTATTACCACATTGTCGGTAATGTCAATAAATTTACCTGGTAATACTTCGTAACTGAATGAAACATTATCATTATATACGCTTTCTGTTCCGCCAGCTTCGCGGAAAATAAAACCTTCTTTAAAGTTGTGAATGTCGCCCAATTCGTCAGCGCCTTTACTTTTGTTAACGCCGGCTATTGTTATATGTAGTTTATCATTCTCGACGTACACGTATTTTTTAGCGCCCAACGTTGCGAATTGCTGGTAATTGCCGTCCGGTTCCAACGTTCCCAGATAATGCGTTACACCGTGTTTGTCGGTAGCGTAACCGCCGTTGGCCGTGCTGATTGCTTTCTGACGTTCATTAAATGCCGTGAAGTCGTGATCGCCTACATATTTAACACTGTCGGTGTCGCAGTAGACGAAATCATAACCGACACTGTCTATTACTTCCTGTAACAGGTAGCGACATTGTGACGTCACCCATACGCCCCATGCGTACGACAGAAACGCTTTTCTATTATGCTTTTCCAATTCCTTTTCCGGCGGTTCGTCGTGCTGGTAATATAGCCCGTCGATCAGCTCTACGTGGCCCTGTATGGGGTCCTGTGCGGTCATGCCGTATAAACTGTTTAACAGCGCTTTCGCCTTCGCGTAATACAGTTCCTGGCCGTCTACGTTCTTTAATTCAGTCTTACGCCGGTAATACTCTTTTACCTGGTCAATTAACATTGACGGTAATTTCCTATAACGTGCCGTATATACGTCGAACGGGTTGGCGCCTTCATAATCATATTGTCTGTTTATGATCTTAAAGTCGAAATCGGTTATCGTAGTTTCCAGGTAGTCAGCCGACAATATACGGCCGTTGTCAAATTCGCCGTTAATAATGTTCCGGCATTTATCACGGCTTAAATATGGCGCGCCGGTCATAATGTCGGCCAGCTTTACGCCATGTAAAGCTATTCGCATTAATACGGCTTTCTGTCTGACCTTTATTAACTTCTTTAACCGCTTCATGTCGATAGCCCCTTCATGATACCATTTAGTCATTGGATATAAACCGTTGACCATGACCGACGGGTAAGCGCTGGATAAATCAACGCTTTTGACATTTTCCAGAACGTCACCCGCATAATACCTGGACGCGTGGGTATTACCACCGCGGAACGCTTCACGTAATAATAAGTAAACGTCATAATCGGGTAACATGTCGAACAGCTGGTAATGGTTAAAGTCCTTCATAGCCCTTTTACAGTCCCGCCTTACATAGCCGGTTGACGTTAATGGTACCGTGTAAAGCGTATCACCGTCGAACGCCAGATTAGCTTTCAATGCTTCCGTTAAGCCCCTTACGTCGTTAATACAATATAACATTTCCTGGTCGGTAAGTGGTGTCCAGCTGAAACGTATTTTGGAATAGTCGAACAGATCGCCGGACTGTTTCAAGTCCGCTACGTTCCATTTCTTCAGATACTGCGCTAACGACATGTTAGACAGGTAATAGCTACACCGTAATTCTATAAAGTCGAACATAGTAGCCTTTAATACCTTATGGCTGTCAGTCGCGAACACTTCCGAAACGTCGAAATCGTAAACACCTTTAATGAATTGCATTTCAAACGATAAGTTATGAACGTATACGACCATTTGACCTTTGGCATATTCGCGCATTTTGATTAATAAATCTAACCAGCTGGACCAGGTACGGCCGACGATCGTATATTCGCGGTTAATATCCATTTGCCATATATACATAAAGGCCTGTTCGATCTCTGGAAGACGCGACGTTTCAATGTCAAATGTTGCTATACAGTCGATATATTGCGATTTATTGCCGGACGGGTTACCCTTCGGCCGTTTAAGCAGTGGATAATTGGCCATTACGGCCGGGTCGAAATCTTCAACGTTAATAACTCCATCAATTGCCATAATCCGATTTACGGCCCCTGGAAGCATAGAAACGCGGTTTTTTGCTGTCGTGCTGTTTCCAATAATCCATATTGGCTATGATCTGATCACGTGACAGCCCGCGTTTTTGGGCACGTTCGAACAATTCGACCATTTGTTCAGAACCATAGATACTTTCAACGCCACGTTGACGGGCGTCTTCCATAAACCGATAAAACGCTATAACATTATCAGTATTGATAAAGTCGTAACCGTGTTCGTTCAGTCTTTTTACCGTCTGTTTCAGCGACGAACGGAAGCCCCGTACAGTGCTGGTACCTTGTGACAGATATTTTGTTAACCTGGAAAATCTCATAGCTATAGCTTTGTCACTTTCACCGCGTAAAGATCTTAACGGCGCAAATTCTGACATTTTAGCGTCGTAATTCTCAACGTCGCCATAACCGGGGTATATACCCGACAATAATTTAACGCGCTGTCGGGCTACATAAGACAGTTTAGCGTACCGTTCGCGTAATGTCCGCCGGTCTAGGGCCAGCGCTTCGCTTACTGAATAAGCGGTATATGATCTTTTAGCCATCTATCGTACTTTCCTTTACTATATAGCCATGTTCTAACCAATACTTCTTTATTTCCGGTTTACATTGCGAACAGAACGTCATTTCATTATTATAATATTCATTAATGAAATCGTATGTCATGCTATCCCATGTGAGAACGTCGCAATTATCACACCTGGTTAAACCGTTTCCGGTCCTTCTTCTGATCGTTATTATTTTTCGTTCCATATTTCCTTTAACTCCTTTACCATGCTATACAGCCATTCTTTAGTTACCATGAAATCCATTTTATATTCCGTATATACGGTTTCGTCTTTCGGTGTCTTCCTTATAGCGAATTCGCCCGGACGTTCCAGACATTCGTATATATCAAAGTCCCCGTAAGTAGCTAACATTTTGTAATTGTTAATGCCGATCAGTTCGCGACATTGCGCCTTGTTAAGCTTTTTGTAATGCTTTGTCTGATTTTTAGATTTCGGCTTTTCTTCTTTAATCGTCATATTGTCCCCTTTCGATTACCGCCAGCATGGCAAGAAGCCACGCCAGCGTAATCCATAATACCAACTTAATCATAATATGTTACCAGGGCAAGGCCAACTGTCAGCATTGCTGATATTAACCGCTTAATGTAGCGATCTGACAGCGTCGGCATATTATGCAATATGTCGTTAGCGACATTTTCGAAAGCGTGGAAACGTGCTTCACCGTTTCCCAGGACAATAGAAGCGCCGTTGAATTCAAAGGCAATGCCGACAACGTCCGGACATGTTGGCCGGATATATTCGACCAGGTCCATGTATGGGTCAGCTTCCAGCGTTTCGCTGTAAATGGTTCTGATGATTACGCCGGCTTTGTAAAGCGTGTTCATGCTTCTTTCTAACTGTTTGTTATTCATAGGTTTTATACCTTCCTTTCTTTACGTCTTTATAATAAACCGCCAATGTGAAATTTATGTGAAATAATTACACATTGTGCAAAAAATAATCATAATTTATAATAAATATAGAAATACGGCGTATAGCCATATCGGGCGCGCACAGACCACCGGCGGAACCGGGCGCGTTGGTTGGGTCGACCACTGAAAAGCGCCGTATTTCGTTTAAGGTGGTGATATTATGGAATTAACCGAAGTTGTCAACGCTATTTCAACCGTTGGCTTTCCGATCTTTGCAACCGTTGGCATTGGGTGGCTGTTATATCGTGAACAGCAAGCGCACAAAGAAGAAACAAACAGCTTAAAAGAAGCCATTAACGGTAATACTATTGTCATGGCTGAATTGAAGCAATTATTAGAAGACGAAAGAAGAAACAAGAACGCATGACCAGGGAAAAACGATTATTCATTCCAGCATTGGAAAAACCGCCATATAATTCGAAATGGTGGCGCCGTAGGGCCGGCGGTGGCGTCAGTCCATGTATACAGGGTTCGCCCTGGTATTGTCGGGACGGCCAAAGCGCGTTAGCAAATTGCGTTGGTTGGTCATGGGGACGCATGGCCCAGCTGGAAGACAACGAACGTTGCTTAATTGGTTGTTTTCCCGGTAATGATTACCCGGGAAATGCCCAGAATTGGGTCAACGCTTCACGACAGCAAGGTTACACGATCAGCGATAAGCCGGAATTAGGGGCCGTCGCTGTATGGCGTTCTAAAAATAATAATTACGGTCACGTGGCCAACGTTGAAGACGTGGACTTCAAAAACGATAAAATACTATGCAGTGAAAGCGGTTATGGTTCCTATTATTGGCGGTTAAGCGAATATCATATTAGCGGTTATAAACCGGGCTATGTATTTATAGGATATATATTACCTAAATATGAATTTGTTACCGAATTACCGCCGGAAGGCTTAAAAGTAGGCGACAAGGTGAAGATCATAGCGCCGGGCTCCGGTTCGTCTTACGGCGACGGTAAAGCGTACGGCGTAGGGTGGGAACGCTACGTATATAAAATATATGACGGTAGGCCGTATCCATACCGCGTAGGCTTCATGAATGGCGAAACTACAGGCTTTTATAAACGCGAAGCGTTAGAAAGGATAGAATAAAATGCGATTACCTATAAAAGATTATTTATCATTAATTAGCGCCGGTTATACACCGGAAGAAATCAACGAATATGCAAACGGTCTGATAGATCAGACCGCCAGCGAACAGCCGGTCACTGAACCGGAAGAAAAGAAGGAAGAAACCCCGGAAGAACAGCCAGAAGCGCCAAAGGTTGAGCAGCCGGCCAACGGTTTCGATATTAGCCCGTTAATGGCCGAATTAAGGTTATTACGTGGCGACTTACAGCGGTCTAATATTATGAACGACCAGGCGATTATAAAGCCGAGGGAAACCGCCGAAGACGTTTTGGCGACCGTTGTATTACCAACAGCAAAGAAAGGGGCTGATAAAAAATGAGTGTAAACACTTTATCTATTGAACAGGCTTATGCCTTAATGAAATCAATTCATGACCAGGCTACAGGGAAAAGCGCATTAACCCCGACTGATCCATCAAGCTTTGTCAGCGTAGCAACTAAAACATTAGCTACCGGCTACGACACCGTATTAAATGCTATTAGCCAGGTACTGACCCGTACAATGATAGCCGTTAGACCTTTTGAAGGTTCCTTCAATGGGTTAGACATGACCGGCGACCGTTGGGGCGCTATTACCCGTAAAATCTCATTCGGTGACGTTGACCCAGCCGTTGACGATACCTACGGATTAACAGACGGCCAGAGCTACGACGACATGGCAGTACGTAAGGTTCCAACCCTGGAAACTCATTATTACGGTTCATTGGTTTACAGTGACCATATTACTATTTATACCAGACAGTTAGACGTAGCCTTCCAGAGCGCCGAAGAATTCGGGCGTTTTATGGCCGGACTTATGACCCATTGGTCAAATATCCGCCGTCAGTGGCTGAACGAACAGAAACGTATGATCGTTAATAACTTCATTAGTGGTAAAAACGCTTTAAATAGCGACGTTATTCATTTATTAACTGAATATAATACTGCTACAGGTTTAACACCGCCACTGACAGCAACAACCGTAATGCAGCCGGGCAATTACAAACCATTTATGGAATGGGTTTTCGCCCGTGTAGCCGGTATCAGCCGTCTGATGACTGAACGTTCCGAGCTTTTCCAGGAAAAGATCACCGGCTATGACATTAACAGACATACGCCATTAGCTGATCAGCGCGTATACATGATCGCCGATTTCCTGGAAGCCATGCGAGCCATGGTATTAGCTGATACTTACCACGATAGCTTCCTTACTTATAGCGACGTTGAACCGGTCAGCTATTGGCAGTCTATCCAGAGCCCGAAGGCTATCAGCACAACCCCGGTATATGTTGATAACACCGGTGCTGTAACTGTAGGTACCGCGCAGTCATTGGACGACGTCGTAGGCGTATTATTCGACCGTGACGCTATGGGTTACAACATTTCACAGGACGAAGTCGTAGCAAGTCACTATAACGCACGCGGTCAGTATTACAACCTTTGGTACCATTTCCGCGGACAGTGGCAAAACGACTTTACCGAAAAGGGTGTCGTTCTGTTAATGGATTAATAATAAGGTGATATTATGTTCGATATTATATTATGGGATTTCAAAAAGAAGACTAACAGCACGGCCCAGCCGTCACAGACAGGCACGACGCTTGAATGTAGAGTTATGACCCCGTCGAACATAATAAACCCGACAATAGAGCTTAAAGCGTCCCCACTGGGCTATAACTATGCGTATATACCGTCATGGGGGCGCTATTACTTTATTGACGACATTCAATTCGTTAGCGGGGCTTATATTATCAGTTTAAGCGTTGACGTGTTAGCTTCTTATAAGGCGCAAATAGGAAGCGATACAGCGTATATTTTACGTTCCGCGTCTGATAGTGACGGCCAGATCATAGACACCCTATACCCTTCAAAAAGCGACGTTGTGAAGACGTTGTCGTATGCTAATAGCAAGGGTTACAGCTGGACCGACTTTTCGGCGGGCGCTTATGTAATTGGCGTCCAGGGGTTAGACATGGCGGGCGCTGGTATTATCTATTATTATTTAACACCGGCAAACTTCATATTATTACTTCATAACTTCTACGCTAACAGCGGGAACGGTTCATGGTGGGGAAACCTTACAAAAGGGGTAATCGATAGCATTTATAATATTACTGACTTCATAAGCTCGTGTCGTTGGTATCCTGTAATACCGGATATAACCGGAATTACACCGGAGCCGATATATTTAGGCAGTTTTCAGACGAACGCCCAGGGCTACAGAATGCGCGGTAATAGTTATCCGCGAATTACCCGGACATTTCAATTACCGGCACACCCGCAAGCGGGAACGCGTGGCGAATATCTGAACGTGTCGTCATATACCCGACGTGTATTAATTGACCCGCTGATCGGTAGCTATACGGTTAATAACGCCGACTTTTCCAACCTGGAAATAGAACCGTCATTAGGTAATGACATATTAATAGACTTTACCACGGGCCAGGCGTTATATACTCTTTATGGTAACGACGTCGGCACAAATACAAAGCCAATTTATCATAACTATATTAATTTTGGTATTGATATAGAATTAGGCGAAAGCATCGTTAACGTTGGCGGTATGCTGTCGGCCGTTGGTGAAATGGCTGGTAACGCGTTAATCGGTGATTGGTTGGGCGTAGCGTCTAACATTGGTTCCATGGCCAGCCAGATCGTACCGGCGAACCGTTCCGCCTATTCAAACGGTGGTTTTGTTCAGCTGATCGGTGACCCGGTGTTAATAAGTTATTTTCAGTTATTAGTTGACGAAGACCAGGCAAACAAAGGCCGGCCGTTATGTCAATTAAGACAGATTAACACGCTGTCGGGTTATATGATCATTGATAACCCACACTTCAGCGGGGCCATGCTGAACGATGAAAACAACATGATTAATAATTATATGGCGGGTGGTTTCTATTATGAGTAGCTATGTAATCAGAACCACGACGCCGGCAAACAATGACCCGAACTTTATTAATTATGCTTACGGCGGTAACAACCGTTGTATAGCCATAGATAATAACGGATATGTATTACCGAATTGTACCGGTTATTGTTGGGGCCGTTGGCTGGAATTAGGCGTGGCTAATGTTGCGTTATCAACCGGCAACGCCTCGAATTGGTACGGGAACACGGGCGACGGTTACCAGCGCGGAAACACACCGCGAAAGGGTGCCGTTGCTTGCTGGTCCGGTGGTCCCGGTGGTGAAGGTCACGTCGCAATCGTTGAAGAACCAACCGCAACCGGCAATGTAGTTACTGAAAGCGCTTATAATGGCTATACTTTCCGGACCAATACGTACCCCTTGAATATGGCTAAAAGCGGGTACACTTTCCAGGGATATATTTATATCCCGTTGACGTTTGACGATCTGTTCATATTCAGACGTCGCAAACGTATTAAAGTTAGAAGGTGATATTATGAACTTAAATATACCGGCCGATTATGACCGCATTAACGTATATAACGCCCAGGTGTCACCAAGTACCGTTCATTGTTCTAATACCGAATTAGTCGAATATTACAAACGCTATTTGTTACAGAAAGTGATAAGCGTTTATGACTTCCAGGGTTTCCCGAAGACCTGGTCAAAAAGCTATTTTACATTCGTACTTTTCGGCATTGGTTATATTACCGTTTTCGAAACTGACCGCTATGGGGTAATTCCCCAGGCGTGCGGACTGTCCGGTTATAATGTATTTTATGAACCAACCAACGCAATAGTAGCTAACCCGTTGATCGAATTTAAAAACGATTTACGCTTCGGTTACAATTGCGAGCTGGTTAAAATGCAACCGGATTATAGCGGTATAATGGACATGGTGACCAATTACGCCGATTTAATGGCGTTAGCGTGGGAAACGGCCAGCGTGAACCTGGTAAATAGTAAAATGGCTTATGTGTTCGCCAGCAGTAACAAAGCGGGCGCCGAAACCTTTAAAAAGATGTACGACGAGATTAACAAAGGTAATCCGGCCGTATTTATTGATAAAGACATGTTCAATCTGGACGGGTCGCGAAATTGGGATTACGTCACCCAGAATATCGGCGCTAACTACATAGTAGGCGACATATTAGCCGATCTGAAGAACATAGAAGACCGCTTTAATACTGATATTGGCATACCGAACGCCAACACCCAGAAGCGCGAAAGACTGATCACGGACGAAGTAAACGCCAATAATGTAGACACCAAAGCGAAGGTCATATTATGGCTGGAAACTATCCGCGACGGTTTAGAAAAGGTTAATAACATGTTTGGCTTAAATATTACGGTTAAATACCGTTATGATCTGGACGAAGTAATAGACCCGGAAAGTGAAGGTGTTGAAAATGGCAACAATGAGTATTAGGGGCTTATATTTATATGACCCGACTTTATTTGACAATATGACCATACCTTCACAGCTGAACCGTGAATTATTAGTTACCAGGCTTATTAATGATTTAGCCGAATTGGAAATCATTTACCCAGACCCGGAAGTTATGAAAGCGAATATAACTAATTGGTCCGCTATAATGTCCAGGTCGTGGCAAAAAATGGCTAACGTTCTTTATGAAGATTATGACCCATTTATTAATATTAAGCGTCATGAAGAAAGAACCGTAACCGAAACGCGCGATCTTAAAAACGACGGGTCTTTATCTCTGGTGGCATGGGACGAAGCCGAGCCAAGCGAACGACAGACCAATAAAGGCACTAATACCGGCACGGTAACGACCCATGACGTATACGACCTGGAAGGTGACAGCGCAATTACTGACGCCCAGGACGTGGCCAGAAAGGAAATACAGTTAAGGCGCGATAATGAGATGTACTCAATTATCATTGAAGACTTCAAACGCGCTTTCTGTTTACTTATTTACTAAAGGGGTGATGTTAAATGGAAGAAGCAATCAACAGATTTAATAACGACTTTGCTATTAAAGTATCACACGATACAAACACGTATATTATGACGGTATATTCACTTGTTAACGGTGAACCCGCCGAAACCGTGTTAACATTTAATAGCAGTAATGCAAGCGCAACACTTGAAATACAGGGCATGACATTACACGCGCAGTTTCAGTAAAGGGGTGCAATTATGATTAATAAATATCCTTATACCAATTTCCATGAATTAAACCTGGATTGGATAATTGGAAAAATCAAAGAATTAGAAAACACCTATACTGACATTCCGGGTCTTATCAATGATACTATTGAAAAAATGATTGAAGACGGAACGTTAACAGTAGCATTGACCGAAACATACAACGCAAATACTGAAGAATTAACGTTAAGCATTGGGGGTATGTAAATATGGCTAACATATCAAAATTGAACGGTTACGATATTAAAGACGCGGTGGCCCGTAAAGATCTATCACGCTTAAAAATGGGATTATCACAGCCAGATCGTAACCTGTTAAAAGTAGACATTAACTTCAATAACTACCCGAATGACCCGACCTTCGTATATTTACAGGGTGGCTGTTACAATAATTTAACTGATACGTTTATATTAGCGTTTGTTGATACGTCTTCAGTAAATGGCGTATTGGTCGAATTAGATAGTAGCTTTAACGTTATTAGGCGTAGCGTGTCGCTACCTTTAGGCCATGCCAACGACTTAACTTTCAATCCTAATACCAATAAAATTTACGTAGCTACAGGAAATACGGGCGCATATGCCGGAAAAGTGGTTGAAATTGACGCCGGAACGCTTACCTTTTCAAGCGCTATAACATTAGATAGCACGCCGTTTGTCTGGTTTATATCATATGACGAACTAAACGACCGTTATTTCGCCGACGGTTCCGGTTCATTGTGTATCTATGACAGCGATTTCAATCTAATCAAAATGATACCGCGCGTATATGATTTCATTGGTACAGGTGAATTGATCTATCAATCTTCTTTAGTATATGAAGGTTCTTATATACTAATATGTTTTTCACAGAACTTGTCTACTAATAGAAACTTTGTATATTTAGCGACTATTGACGAAAACGCATTAACGGTATTTGCTAAATATCCGACATTTGACACCGCGGACGAAATAGAAAACATTTGTATTAAAAATGGTGTCGGCTACGGGTTCCATGGTCAGCAATATTTCAGAATTTCAATTTACGATTTCGGCCGTTCAAAATTCATTGAACCAGAACATGACGACGTGTTACATTCGTCTATTAGAATACCTAATAACTCCGACCTGAACGATTACATGATTAACGGTATTTATAATGTACCAGCGGGAGCCAGTGCACAGACAATAGCGAATGTACCGCAAGCAATCGGCGGAAACTTGATAGTAGAACCGCAAACGCAGTTTTTCACCCGACAGCGCTATATTACTACCGCCGGAAATGAATATGTCAGAATATTCAACGCAACCGATAAAACATGGACAACATGGCAAAATCAGTTATACGCTATCCAGCCGGATTTCAATGGGGTTGCTTCTAAAGTATGGCGTTTAAGGAATAACACTACTTATAATATTTCTATACCTAAAGGTAATTTCAAACTATTAATAGGTGCAGTAAATTCCGACGCGTTTAACAACGCTAACGACTACGCTGAATATTTAGTATGCTCACCGGTAACCGGTACCAGCGTATTTATCATACCGCTGAAAACGTCGACATATGTTACAAACGTTGTAAACGCTGGTTCTGACACTTCCGCAACAAATCTAACCATAACATGTTCAAACACAACAGCGCGAAACGTATTAGCCGTCAAAATGCAAGACGCGAGAACGGTTATAGAAACGGTTAATAGCTGATTGCGCGAAAAAAACGCGCATGTTGAAACGTCCGGGGTGCTTTTCTATCCTCCTACCCGGGCGTTTTCTTATGGTCGGTGTTGGCGAGGTGGGTGCGTTCCAGGTTGCTCAATAGTTGCACAAGTTGCAAAGCGTCCCGGGTGCTGGTGTGCGGTCCGGTGTAAGCGATCCGGTGCGCTGGTGTTAGCCTGGTA